CGGCAGTGTTAAACCCATCAAATTTATCCCAATACCTTGCAACAAGGCGCAAATCACAATCTCGTGTCTCTGGAAAGTTTCTAAGTAAATAAGTCACGTTGTCTTTAATTTCACTTGTTATCATAACTATTTAAATTTTTCATTGTAGTATTCATTCACAATTTCTTTAGCATTATTTTGAAAGTCATAGCCATCCCCTACCCATTTAAGAAATGTAATTATCTGTTGCTTTTCCATTTCTTTGGCTTGATTAATTAATGGTATAATCCAATTATTATTTTCTAATAAATTAGCTTCTTCTACTAACCATTCTACTGCTGTTAGTTTCATACTATTTCTTTTTAATTTCTACAAATGTAACTTTTATTTTTAATATAAGTTACTTTTATAATTCTTTTATTAAAATATCTAATTTATTTTTCAGTTCCCTATTTTCATTCTCTAAAGATAAGATATAAGTTTCAGTATCGTTATTTGACGTTTTAACGGCTTCTAACGAATTATATTCTCTTTTTAATATATAATATCGTTCGTTTACTTTATCGTTCATCTGAGATACTGTTTTAAGGTTTTGTTCTAAATTTCTAAAAACTTTTAAAACATCAGTAAGTTCGTGAATACTTTCATTCATTGAATCAATTAAGTCTTTACGATCTTTATGTTTTAACTCTATATCTTGGACTGAGTTTTGAATCTTAATAATATTTTTTAATAGTTTCTGTTGGCTTAGTATTATATCTAGTTCTTTCATTAGAATGGTAATTGTTCATCTGTTAATGGTTTAAATTCGTTTACTTCCCTACCTATATTCATTAGGTTGGCTGGTTTAATAGGTTCGTCTTTTGGTATAAAAGCCTCTGTTTGTACGTCTTTTGGTCTTTTAATAACATCTTTACCACCACATTTAAAACCATAACCATAGTTGTAATCAAAAAATATAGGTTGTTCATTTAAAGTTTGCCTACCTCCAGTATCAGTGTCTTTTATTTTTTTTACCTCGACCAGTGTTGTAAATCTTAAACTCTCATGCCCGTTAAAACGATGAATAATTATAAAATCATCTGCTTTATTTGAAAATGGTTTACCTCCTTCAATATCGTCTTTAAAAGGAAACATTATATGACCCTCCCAACTATGACCTTTTGGG